ATCGCTTACTCTATCACAGATGGTAGCTCACTAATGGATGCAACTGTTGTTAGTGCAGACGGTGTACAGGTTTACATTGGGTACATGTAATGATTGAAACTGCTATTGCTGGAGCTATCTCTTTAGTCATTGGTGTTAGTGGTGGAGTACTTGCCGTTAGCGCTAAAGCTAATTCACGTATGGATCAATTAGAGAAACGTATTGATGCCATTGAATTAAGATTTGCTGAGAAGTACGTACCACGACAAGAGCTAGCTAACGCCTTACAAAAGATGGAAGATCACATGATTAGAATCGAGAACAAGCTGGACCAGATTGTACTAAGAAATGGCTAACAAAAAGGCAACTGAGGATATGTTTAACGAGTTACATAATCTCGTTACTACTGAATTCCTCAAGCGTATCAAAAGTGGCGAAGCAACTGCTCAAGAATTAAAGGCAGCTTGTGATTGGTTAGCTAAAAATGACATCAGTGGAACTGCCTATGATGGTAATCCTCTTGATAAATTAGCTAACGTCCTCCCTAAAGTAGATCCTGAACTCGTACAAAAGAGGCTTTATGGTAAGTCGTACCTCTAAATACTACAAAGACAACCCAGAAGCACGTAAGAAGCGTCTTAAACAGCAAGCACGCTACAATCGTCAATCACTTCAAATCAATAAACGTGTTGAACTTAATCGTGAAAACAGAAAACGTGGCACCTATGGTAATGGTGACGGTAAAGACGTATCACACAAAAAAGATGGTTCAACATTTCTTGAAAAAGAATCAACAAATCGAGCTAGAAACCGATCTAGGAAATGACGCCCCTACTTCCTACGCCTGATCACTACCTCCACAACCTAATAACGATGACAAGCTCTGAAGCAAAAAGGCTACACCGTCGTGCAATTAAAGAATACTTTAACTGTCAATGTGTTTACTGTGGAAATTACTATGAATTACATGAACTTACGCTGGATCACGTTCGTCCTCGCTGCTTTGGTGGCGAAGACCTTACATCAAATCTTGTTCCCAGTTGCTGGAACTGTAATCAGGCTAAAGGAAGTCAAAACTGGCTATCATGGATGAGGCAAACCTTTGGGATTACCCCTAGAGAACGACTTATTTTACAACATATACAATGAAATACTTTGAAGGAACACAAGAAGAGTATTTAAAGGCTGCTGCAAACTATAAAAAGAAAAATAATTCTTTGGTTGGCTTTACAAATAAAGTCGGGTTATTTAAAAACTCTAAAGGTGAAACCTATAAAGTTAGACCCAAAGAAGGTGGTCGCTTAAGTTTAGCTAACATTAAAAGCTACACTGGTTACCAATCAAAGCGTAGTGCTGCTGAAAAGCCTAAAACTGAAGGCGAGGCTCAATATCTAACTAAACTTAAAAAAGAAGCTAAGTCTAAAAGTGAAAGCACTGAAGCACAGTTTGTGTATGAAAGTAAACCATTTATTGCAGAACACGATGTACGCTTAGCATCTGGCGGTTCTAGTGAATATATGTCTATCTCAGACCCTGAATTTAAGGTTTGGAAAGATACCATTGAAGCTAAAGTTGCTAGTAAGTTTGGTGAAAAAGCTATTGTTGACATCGATGATATATCAGGTGATGTCCGAGTAATACCAGCTAGTGTACATAATAAATTTGAACCCACAAGTAGGCAACCTGGAATAGATATTCCTATGGGTTCTAACATTGATGAAGCGCTAAAGAACGTTGAAAAGGTTGTTGAAACACTTATCTCTAAATTAATTAAGTCTGGTGGTTCAATAAAATTTCAAGCTGGTAGTGCTTTACCACTTGCTGGTTTAGCTGCAGGTGTACTTGGTGCAGGTGAAGCTTTTGCTGCTGGAGACCCTAGAGAAGGCTTTGCACGTCTACTTGAAGCAGGTGCTGGTGAAGTTCCTATTGCAGGTGATGTTGTTCAACCTGAAGCTGCTGCTGGTGGCACCTTTGAAGATGTTGAACGTAGAACTGCTGAAGGACTACGTGCAAAAGAACTTCAACAACGCGCTGCTATGGCTAGACAACAAGGCGGTAAAATGTCTTTTGGTTTAGGCTCTGTACGCTTTACTTTACCTGAATTTGGTCTATCAGAACTTATGGGAATTAACTAATCCCTTACTAGAGGCATCCACAAGGCTCTACAGGGTGCCTCTTTACCCACTTAGGTATATTCTACCATGCAATTTAAACAATGCCGCTCCTGTGGCGTAGAAAAGCCGCTTAATGAATTCTACAAGTCTTCTCGTAATGTAGGAGGCGTTAAAACTGAATGTAAAGCTTGCTATTTAGACAAACGAAAGGAGTATAGGTCGCCCACTGAGTACACTGCTGAGCAAAAAATGCTCAAAAGGTCTAGAAGCCGTGCCCTGAAAAAAGGATATGAGCATAATATAGACCTGTCTGATATTTTTATACCAGACATTTGCCCATTACTAAACATCCCACTTGTTGTATCAAACGGTACTGCAAGTCAAAACTCGCCATCTTTAGATCGTATAGACCCTAATCTAGGTTACATTAAAGGTAACGTATGGGTTATATCAAATAAAGCAAACTCTATTAAAAACAATGCCACGTCAGAAGAACTCCTCCTCATCGCAACAAGACTCGCTGACTTTATTGCGGGAAGACTTTAAATATTTCCTCCAAGCAATTTGGCACCAATTAGGCTTACCAGAACCGACACGAGCGCAATACGCAATTGCTGATTATCTGCAATACGGTCCTAAACGGCTAATGGTGCAAGCATTTCGTGGCGTTGGGAAAAGCTGGATTACTGGATCATTTGTGCTTTGGACACTATTTAATGACTCTGAACGTAAAGTGATGGTAATATCAGCTAGCAAAGAACGTTCAGACAATATGAGTATTTGGCTGCAGAAACTAATTGTTGAGACGCCTTGGCTGCAGCATCTTCGGCCAAAAGATGAAAGTGCTAGATGGTCTCGGATTAGCTTTGACGTTAATTGCCGTCCACACCAAGCACCTTCTGTTAAGTCAGTTGGAATTGGAGGTCAGCTAACTGGCTCTCGCGCAGATCTTATGATCTTAGATGATGTCGAGGTTCCCAACAATAGTCTCACAGAAATGATGCGTGAAAAGCTTTTACAGCTTTGTACTGAAGCTGAATCTATTCTCACGCCTAAACCTGATTCGCGTATTATGTATCTGGGAACACCTCAGACTACATTTACAATTTATAGGACACTTGCTCAGCGTAATTACCGCCCATTTGTTTGGCCAGCTAGGTATCCTTCTAAAGAAAAAATTGCTCAATATGAGGGGTTGCTTGCTCCACAAATTGTTGAAGATTTGGATATTGGTGCAGAATCAGGATCTCCTACTGACCCAGACCGTTTTGATGATAATGAACTGTTAGAGCGTGAAGCCTCTATGGGCAGATCTAATTTTGCTCTTCAGTTTCAACTTGATACAACGCTATCTGACGCTGAGAAGTTCCCACTTAAGATGGCAGATCTTATCGTTACAGCAGTTAACCCTAAGGAGTGTCCAGACGCTGTTGTTTGGTGCTCTGATCCATCTAATGTTATTAAAGACTTACCCACTGTAGGCTTGCCGCGTGACTACTTTTATTCACCTCAAGCAATGCAAGGTGATTGGTTGCCTTACACAGAAACGATCTGCTCAGTAGATCCATCAGGTCGTGGTACTGATGAAACAGCAGCTTGCTTTCTTAGTCAACGTAATGGTTTCATCTACCTACACGAAATACGTGCCTACCAAGACGGTTATAGTGACGCTACGCTCTTAGACATCCTTAGAGGTTGTAAAAAATACGGTGTCACTAAACTCCTAATTGAGACAAACTTTGGAGATGGTATTGTCGGTGAACTCTTTCGTAAACACCTTCAACAAACTAAACAAGGTATAGATATTGAAGAGGTACGTGCTAACGTCAGAAAAGAAGACCGTATTATCGATACCCTTGAGCCTATCCTTAATCGACATAAACTTATTGTTAATAGGTCAGTTGTAGAGTGGGACTTCAACTCCAATAAGGAAGCCGCACCAGAAACCAGACTCCTCTATATGCTGTTCTATCAGATGTCGAGGATGTGTCGTGAGAAAGGCGCAGTTAAACACGACGACAGACTAGACTCTCTAGCTCAAGGTGTTAAATACTTTACAGATGCACTAGCTATTAGTGCCTATGAAGCAATAAAAACACGTAAGCAAGAAGACTGGAATGATCTAATGGAAGAATGGCTTGATGACCCCCAAGCAGCAGCCTCTCATATGGCATTTGGCTTTAATTTAGACCAAAGAAAACAAGCTAGAA